TTCTCTTCTTTTATTTAATGTATCTTGTATAAAATTAGAATCTTTTCTTTTATTATTTTTGTCTAACTCTAAAAATGTAACATCTCTAGTATCTCCTGTGTCGACAGTTAGAGTTCCATTATCAAATAAAATATCTTCGAATACTACACCATCTTTACCAAATCTAGATTTAAGTATAGCTAAAGTAGCTCTACCTGCTTCTTTTTGTTCTAATGTTTTTGCTGCTGATAAAATAAAGTGTCCTATCTGTCCTTTTTTAATTGATCCACCCATCATATTTGCTTCAACTAATTCAGCACCAATCGCACTTCTATTACCCTGTACTGCAGTCCATCCAGCAATGTCTAATTCAGAAATCATTGTTTCGAATTGTCTCATAACATTACCCTCACCACTAAATTCATCCTTAAATTGTTTTGTTGGTTGAACACAGTCAATATAATCTAAAAAGATTATGTCTGGTTTAATACCATTAGAAATTAATTTCCTTAGATATTGTTTAATATGTGGTATAGTTGTTCCATCACTAGGCATTTTTTTCAAAATTAAATTTCCTGGTAAATCCTGAAAATTTGTTAATCTTTCTTGTACCTCTTCTTTTCTGTCACTTAATTCACCTAAAGGAATTTCAGTGAAACAAGTAAAATGTTTTCTTTGTATTACTTTAACATTATCCTCAAAGAAAATCTGTACAACATTCTTACCCATTTTATAGGCAGTGTTCGCCATTCTAGTCATTAATGTTGTTTTACCGACACCAAACGCTGCTAATATAACACCTAACTCACCTTTAGAAAGACCTCCACCCATTAAGTTATCTATACCAACTAAACCAGTAGGGATTGGATCCCTAAAATCATCTGCCAAAACATCTTCAAATGAATGAAAAATATCTACACCATCGTCTTTTTCTGAACCAACAGAAATCGCTTGTTTAACTATTTCTTCACACTCTTCATATCTATCAAAATCTCCAGTATCTAAAATCTTTTGGATTTTTTGTGTAGCCTTCTTAAGCTCTTGTTGTTTGCAGAACTTAATGGCAACATCTTGTGTGTGTAAACAATCTTTATTATCTGTACTTTTAACCTCTTTAATTAATTCATTTGCTGATTCTCTTGTAATTTCTCTTCTTACTTCAGTCTTAACTAGGTTAAAAATTGTCTCATAAGACGGTATGGTTTCGTATTTTTCATAATAGTTCTTAATACTAGCAACAACTAATCTCATATATTCATTATCAAAATAATTTGGATCGATTATCTCAATAATACTTTCAGAAAATTTTTGATCTTCTATTAATTGTTTTACTAGTTTTAATTGGAAACTATACCCTAAATACCCCAAATTCGAACTCTCATTTTTCGCCATAACGTTTACTAGATTTAGTTATTAATAAATATCTGTGATAAGTCATAATCGCTATAATTTTTATCATATTTTTTCTGACTTAATCCATTTTGTATCATATCAATGATTTTAGGTATAATTTTTCTTATATCTACATCATATCTTACTTTTGGTGGGTAATCATTTCCAGTAAAAATTCTTTCTATAACAACTTTATTATCTACTTTAATTTGGAAAGTAAAAAAGTCTTCGTTTTCATATATATCTCTTACTTCATACTCTTCGTTTTGTTCATTAAAGAAATTATAATATTTATAAAGATATTCATAAGTATTATTTTTAAAGTGATTTCTAATCACACCCACAACATCGTCAACTAATTCTTTTAATTCTATCGAACCTAAACTTTCTCTATTGAAATTTTTTATTTGAAAGTTTCTACCCACAATTGGGTTACCGTTAATCATAAATAAGAATTCATACGGATAACTTTGATAACTCTTTTTCATATTTGTATTCATTTTAAACTATTATAATATTTTTTTTCTTTTTTAATTAATGATAAAAATGGTTGTAAAAAATTTATATACCCTTCTCTTCCTCCAGGTATTGCCATCATTAAACCATCTTCCATCATCATTTTAATAACATTTTTTATTTCTCTTCCTTCAGGATCGATTGTTGTTGACATTAAATAATCTACATCTGATTTGGTATTCTCTGTTAATAATGGTTTACTTAAATCTATCAACTTTTCATTTATTTCGAAAATATTTTCTTTTTGTAAACCTTTAGTGACTTTATTAACTATATTGTCCAAACTTTTAAGATTATTTTTTCTGTCTTTTTGTATATGTTCAATTTTAGTGAAAATATATTCTAATGTCAAAGTTTTTTCTTTAATTTCTGGAAAAAATTTTAAAAGTGTTTTTTCACTTATACCAGTAATACCCTTTATGTTATCACTTGTATCTCCAGAAATAATTTTTATTAATTTTAAATTAGAATAATGGTGATTAAAATATTCAGAGTAATTATCTTTTGTGATTATTTTTTTTAGATTTATTAAATAAATTCCTACTCTTTCACCAATAAGTTGACACATATCTCTATCATTAGTCATTATAACAACTTTTTCATCGTCTGAAATGTTTTTTACATAATAACCAATAAAATCGTCCGCCTCAACTATATCATCACTATATTGTCTTATGAATAACTCCTCACAATAAAATTTAACTCTTTCTTTTTGTAGATATAATTCTATTTCAGAAGGTGGTTGATCATTATAAAAATCTTTATCTCTATTAGATTTATAATCTTTATATATATCATACCTTAATCTACCACTAAATTGACCATCCCAAAAAACATATACTTTATCAAATTTATATTCGTTAAGCATTTTTCTAATCATTGTTAAGAATTGAAAAATTCCACCTATATGAGTCTCTTTATGATATAAATCTTTAGCCCCATGATAGGCGGTTTTAATCAACGAATCGCCATCAACAATTAAAGTTTTTTGAAATGTTTTAGTTTTTCTATTTGGAATTTTCACAAACCATTTTTTTAATGGTTAAACAATCAATCGTCTGAATAATCAACTGGTGACTCAATGAAGTTCTCTTCTACTACATCAAAATTAGAATCACCTTCAAATCCACCAAAAACTTCAACCCAATAGTCTTTATTTTCAGATTTATAATCATCAATAGATTTTTTATCATCTTCAATAAAACCATGTGTTGTTGCTAAAATCTTATTATCGGCATAACCTAAACCATTCATATGGTTTTTATGGATACCAACTTTTGTTCTTATCGCAAAATTTACTTTTCTACCTTTATTAGTGGCAGATAATTTTGAAACCCCTGAACTTTTTTGGTTACCAAATAAAAATACTAAGGCACAAGATAGATAAATTGAATTACCTCCTTTTGGTTGAATTGTTGGTTGTCCGAATGGATTATCAGGTAATGCAACCCAAGGTTGGTTAACAAAAATCATAGTGTTAGTATATGGGAAACTTTCTTTACGTGATGAAGTAATTCTCTGAGCTAAACCCATACCCCATTTTTCTGAAATTACTCTAGCAGTATGTTGATTCCCTCCTTTACCCTCAAAACTCATTTGGCAAGGTATTGTACCTATTGAATCCCATAAAAACACTATATCATATGGTATTTCACCATTTTTTTGTGCGTCTAAAACTTCCGTACAATAATCAAATGCTTGTTCAATATAGTCAAACCCTAATTTATATAACAGAAATCCATCCCAATATGCGCTAACCTCACCTGTTTTTTCATCTACTTCTTCAATATATTCAGTTTCTAAACCCATCTGTTTGGCGTGTTCAAAACTAAATTTTTGTTCGGTAATTATAAAAACAGGTAATACGTTCTTTTTTTGAGCATCCACCGCAGTTTTAATAAGTGCGGTTGTTTTACCAGTATCAGAGTGTCCTAATAACATATTAATCTGACCCATAGCTGGTCCTGGTAATCCAGTTGCTTTTTGGAAAGCTTCCCCCAGATCAAAATACTTTTGTTCTTTGTATTTATCACTAGAGGAAAACTTTTTTCTAATCGATGAAAAATCAGAAGATTTTTTCTTTAAAGGTGTCTTTGCCATATTAATATTTAAAATGGTAATTCATCGTCATCTTCATCACTATCTAAACTAGTAGACTCAAATTCATCGTCATCTTCAGGTTCAACAATAGTGTTATTTTTAGATGATTTAAATGTTTCTGTTTTCATCATATTAATTTCTTCAGATAATGAGGCAGTTTCTTTTTCTTCTTTATCTTCTTCCGCAACGAATTTACTTTGTTCCGAATCCCAAATAGGTGTTTTATTTGTTGCAACAATTTCTAAATACTCTTGACTCTTTTTAGAATAAACATCTTTATGTGTTTCTTCATTATTAAACCATTCATTAGCTTTTTCTTTATCTGTTGTTAAAATAGATACATCATCAGCCATAATAGAATTTACCACACTGAAATTTTTATCATTTCTACCTGTAGTAATAAGGATATCTCTACCTTCTCTAGGATCAGTGATATCACCTTTTAATTTAAATAAAGGGATAATTTTATCCATAACACCGTCACCAGTATATTTATGTTTAAATCTCCAAAATTTAACACCATCTTCTTCATTCTCTCTGTCAATACCTTTAACAACATAGAATTTTCTAGCTACGAATTCTTTAGCTAATTTTTTAGCTCTTTCAGAACCATCTTCATATAAAGCATCTTTTGCTTCACATAGAGGACAATGTTCTCCATCATTTAAATGATTACAATAAATTTTTTCCCATTTACCGTTAACCTGTTTTTCGTGATAATACACCTCAGTAAAAGGGCTACCACCATTTTTGTTAGGTAAAATCCTAAACCTTTTGGTTTGATTTTTAACTCCTTTCGGAAGTTTTTCGCTAAAATACTTTTTAAGTCTGTCTTCATTAGACAACTTAGTTGTACTTTTTTTTACTTCAGTATTTTTTTCATACTGAGATAAAATTGCATCTAAAGTTTTACTCATTTTTTATTTTTTTTAAGTTAATAATACACAATTATAAGTATTTTTTACTTAAAAGTCAATATAGGTAATAAAAAAAACCCCACTTTGTTAGTGAGGTTTTTTTAAATATTTTATTTATATTTTATTCTTTTTCATTAGGATCATTAAAAGATGCTCTTATTTGTTTGGCATCAAAATTTTCCACATCACTTTGTCTTAAAATATATTCTTCGTCACTATCTTCTTTAGCTTCATAACCCTCTTTATCGTCCCAAAAATCTGTTAATTTAACACTATATGGAAATGAACTTAAAGATCTCATTTCTAATCTTTCAACAGGAGTTGGGTTTCTTCTTTCTATTTCTTTTTCTAAACCTTCAATTTTATTAATAACTTTATCCATACCAGAAACTTGTTGTTCTAATTCTGAAAGTTTAGATAATAATTCATCCATTTTTGAACTTACTCCATCTACAGAAGTTTTAGTGGCTTCAGTATTATCTACAATATCAGTAACATCCACCTCAACGGTATCTTCATCACCTGTTTCTGTATCCGCAAATTCGTCTTCAATTTCTACATCCTCTTCAGTATCAGTTGTATCTGTTTCTGTAGAACCAGTAGTAGATGTTTCTGTACCACCAGTGGTTGGTGCTTGTCCTTCCCCTTCTGGTGCTTGACCTTCTTCAGCACCTAAATCCATAAATGGGTCATCACCTGGAGGATCTTGTTCTGTTAAAAAAGAATCATCTAATAATAAATCACCATTTAAATCTTTTTCTTTTTCTTCTTCAGGTACATAAAAAGTGTACTCTAACAATTGTTTGTATCTTTTTAAGTCTTTTTCTAAAAGTATTTTTTTATTCATAATATTTTACATTAAAAGTTGTCTACCGTCATTAGTTTTGTAAACTTTGTTTACCCTTTCAACAATTTCTTTTCCATCATTAATTAAACATTCATCACCTACACATTCTTCTTTTTTTGAATTTGTATTAGTTAAGAATTCATCTAATTTGTTTTCTAAACTTTCTTTACTTTTTTTATCGTTAAAATCTTTCATAATCTTTTATTTTATTAATAAATATCTTATTTTCAAGAAAAATCTTTTTCAATATCTATAATTTTTAATTCATCGTTTTTGATGATTATAATTTTATT